ATGTATAACTTCTTCTTACAATTTGATAACCTGTTCCTGTATCTTCAAAAAAGATTCCATTGTTTGCATCAAAAGTTCCAACACGTTGTTCTAATCCAGATTCTTGTGCATTCATTACAAATGTATTTAATATAAGTAATGATTTTCCTGGTTCATAACTCATGACTCTTTTAGATTGTCTAATCACTTTATCACCACTAGCTGTAGTCACATTTAGATTAACAGTAGATTTATTAGATGTATAAGTAACTGTTCCTGACGCCGTTAAGGCTTCATCAAAGAGATCATTCTTTGACATGATATTTCCACTATCAAAAATAGTTAGTGGATTAGATACTCTTAATCGTCCAAATGCATCATAAGCATTTGATCCATTTCCACCGCCAATAACTGTTGGTTCAACATTAACGTTATTACATCCTTGAGACACTAACAACCTCCTTTACTTATAAACCAAGTGAATCTTTCTACTTCTTGTTTTAAATCTTCTTGATAACCAAAATTTAATTGGTTCTTTAATGTTTCTAAAGCTTCTATTAACTGTTGACTATTATCAACTTGTGTTTGTTCGTCTTTAATAAAAGTTGGGAATACTGGTGTTACTTTTGCCATTATCTTCTTCCTCCAGCAGCTATATCTAATCTTAAAGTTCCATATCTCCAAGACTCATCCACTGCATCATTTTCTATTTTTAAACTAACTTGTCTTCCTCTAACTCTTGTACTCACATATGTGGTAGTACTATTACATGTAAACGGTCCTGTAATCAATGGACCATTAGGATCTGATTGTTCTGATTCATTGGGATAGTTTCTAAAAAACATAGTTACTTTTGCATTACCAGATAAGTTTTTAAAGTCTGGTATAAATCGTGATACTCTCATAACCTGTTCACCATCACCTTGTATTCCTTGTTGTACAGAAATATCATAATCTCCTGATTGTATGTAAGATGTAATAGCGGTTTCATTACCATTAGCATCTACTTGATTTACACCCGTTTCTTGAGCCCAGTATCTACTTGCACCAAAGGTATTAGTTGCACCATTGATCGTTGGGAATGTTGGAGTGTTAGATGTGTAAAATTCTGTTGCATAAGGTAATCCATAAGTATGAGCATCATTGTATGATGTTCTAGATAATGATCCCGTTGTCCAAGTTTGTTCAATGAAATTATAAACTACATTTCTATTTATTTGCTGCGAGCCGCTAGCTGCATAGTACCAGCCCACTTCATTAAATAGTGAGTTATGATATCCATATGCAATTTGGTTAGCATCATAGTTAATCCCTAAATTATCTCCAGATGTTGTGAATACAAAGTCTTCAACAAGTGATGGTAATTGTTTTACCGTACCATCATACATAAAAAATCCACCACCAAATCCCATCCAGAAGACTGCACCTTGTGCATACACCATTGCATGTTGACCTAAACATCCGCAGTTAGAACCTACTTGTCTAATACTAAATGTAAAAGGTGGACCCACAAATTGAATTGCATAAGCTGCTTGATCCGTAAGTACTAGAATATAATCCTTACCTTGTACTGCTCCAATGATTTCGTTTCCTTGGTCTAGTAAAAATGTACCGGCAGTATTATTTGCAGTGGGTGTCCATGTATTAATATCTTCTTGGTTAGAAAATCTAATAAACATTTTATTTTGAGTTGAAGGTGAGCCTATTGTTTCTTCTGTACCCATTAAAAATAAATGTCTATCTCTATCAGATACTAGACTCATTATCGAAGCTGTAGGTGCACCACTTACAACAGTAGCTCTTATGTCCAATGCTCCAGCTGTTGCTGGATTCCAAGTATAAGTTGCACCATTCTTAACGGTTGCAACTAGCAACTGGCCGTAATTATCGAGTGACCAGGAGGCAGGATCGAGTGTTACGTTTGTAGTTGAAGATTCTTCTCCCCATGTACCTGATGACCAACTATCTGTACCCCAACCATAAGCAGGAGTTTGAAAGACTGGTCCTATTGTAATATATGAATTTAATGTTGCTGAACCTTGTGTTGACATACCTGTACCAGTTTCATTTGATGGCATAGTAATTGTAAAAGTATTTCCGGTAGGTGTTGAGATAACTTCAAATACATTTGTTTCAAAGTCACCTGTTGTGTACCCTGTTTCACCACCACCAGGTAATGATACCGATTTAAATTTAAAATAGTCCCCAACTAATAAACTATGAGACGTTAAGTTAACTGTTACTGTTGCTGAACCTGTTGTTGAATCAAAAGTAGCTCCTGCCTGATCTGCATTGATAGGTGTAATATCATAAAACCCACCTTCATAATAAATAACTAATACTTTAGATGTACCAAGTGCAGCGTACTTTTTACCATCTAAATCTGTCCAAGTGTGCTGGTCTCTAACGGGTCCTGATATAGTGCTATCTACTAGTTCTTGCCAACCTCCTATTTTCTCAGGTTGACCGTATCTAAAACGTACATTATCTCCATCAACCCATTGACCTTCTGCACCGGTCTCTGTAGCTTGTTTATTAAATCCTGGCTTAAATTGTATTTTCTGAAGCATAGCACCTCATTATATATGCTTTTTAATTTTTTGGTAGTATTATATTCCACTCTAGCTTAGATAGCAAATCCTGTAAATCAATATCTTTTAGTTTATTTTCTTTTACATATTGATGTAATTCTTCTACGTCTACTATTATGTATTGATCTTTAATATCAAAGACCATTTTATCTGCTTTAGTTTTAAAACTACCTATTTTTAAATTATTTTTGATAGGTCTAAGATCAAATTTTAATTTTTGATTAAGTCTATTTTTTAATATTCCTTCTACATCCCAAAGTTCTTTTTTTCTTTGTATAGGAGTTGCGTGTTTAATATCTGTTAAAAATTCTAACATTTATTTAAATTGTTCTTATATTAAAAGAAAGAGATATCCTGTCTTGTTTTTTATTTAAATTTGGTTCTACTCCATGCTGTAACCAACTTGGAAACAATATGAGCTCACCTTCAATCGGACTAATTTTAAAAAAAGGACTATTTTGAGTAGTATATCTTTCAATACATTTATCCCAACTTGTTTCAATTAATTGTGAAGCCGGATTAACAAAAAAAATGTTACCTGAATTTTTTGGTACTTTTAAATAATATACACCCGAAACCACTGCGTTGCTATGACCGTGTATTAAATTATAATCTTTGTATTTATTCACATTAGCCCACATATTTGAAATCTTAAAATTATTTTTTAATGAAATTTGATCTATGTATTGTAAAAAATATTCAGTTATTTGTTTATTTAACTCAGAAAAAATAGGTTGTGTTAAATTAAAATCAAAAGATTGCCAACCTGTAGGATTGCTTTTATTTCTACCTTTTGATTGTTTTTTTAAATTTAAAATATATTTTAATAATTTTTGATTATTAATATTTAAATTTTTTTTATAAATACTAATGTTAAATATATCTATCATTTTTCATTAATAATTTTTTTTCATCAGAAAAATAAACATATTTTAATTCAGAATTTCTTAACGTATGTAAAACATTCTCAAACGTTTCAACTATAGGAAAACCTGCGAGGTTAAAAGAAGTGTTCATTAAAATAGGTATTTTAAAATTTTTTAATAGTGAATTTAATTGAAAATTATTTTTACTATTTATTGTTTGTACTCTACAAGTTCCGTCGACATGCACGATTGAAGGAGCTATATTTTTTGTTTTTTCTTTTGCTAAAGGAGCTATCATCATAAATGAAGATTCTTCTTTTTCTTCAACATGAAAAAATGTATTAAATTTTTTTTCTAATATAGAACATGCAAAAGGTCTAAAACTTTCTCTTTTCTTTATTGAATTCATTTTTTCTTTTGCGTTTTTTATTGTTGGGTCTAACAATAAGCTTCTATTACCCAATGCTCTTGGACCTGCTTCTGCTTTTCCTTGTATTAAACCTACAACCTCACCTTTGTTTAAAATATTAATTATGTCTTTATTAACTATATTAGATTTTAAATATTCATTTTTTAATAAAGATTTATTAATCTTAATCTGTCCACCTAAAAATATGTTTTCAATAGGTTTTATTTTTTGATTGTTATTTAAGTAATGATTATAAATAGTCCCTATACAATTTCCCTCGTCTCCACATAACGGTTCAAAATACATTTTTGTTTTAGGAAATAATTTTTTTAATTTGTAATTATTTACAACGTTTAATGCTGTGCCTCCTGTAAAAACCATATTTGATGATTTAAATTTTTTTACTAATTTTTGATATCTATTTTCAAAATAAACTTGATACGTTTTAGCAGCGTCAACATTTACAGGTAACTTTTTAATTTTGTTTAATGTTAAATCTTTATTTAAATCATTTAGTAAATCTTGATTTACTTTACCGTATGATTGCAAACCCATGAACTTTCCTTCACAGTCTTTAAAATTAAATTTTTCTGATATAAGTGCGTAAAATGTACCTAGTCCAATTTGATCAGTCATATTAATTAAAGTATTTTTATTTACACCTGCTTCGTTAAAAGAATATTTTTTTGTAGATTTTGTTAAAGTATAAATTTCTTTATAGATGCAATTAATTTTAGATTCCTCAATATCATAAATACTACATACTTCAAAACCTGGACCCCACTTACTACCTCTACCATCTATTACAAAAACTCTTGCTTTTTTAAATTTAGAATCAACATAAGCTTTGTAAAGATGAGATAGGTGGTGTGGTTTAAAAAAACAATAGACCTCTTGGTCTTTTTTTAAAATATTTTTAAAATCTAAATAATGTTTTAGATTAGTTAACTCAACTTTATCCCAATCATATGAAGTAGCATAAATGTAATCTAATTTATAATTTTTAATTTGATCTATACAATTAAAAGGTATCCCACTTATTAATTTTTTTTGAGATATTTTTGTTTCTTCATTATAATAAATTATTTTTCCATTTTTCATTAAAGTTAATGAACTAAGATGACCTATATTTATACCACAAACGATCATCGTTTGAACCATGCAGGAAGACCTACATGTGGACGTTTATCAAAAATATTTTCTTTGGCTCCTGGTGTTTTTTTATTATTATAATGCAAAAATACTTGAACACATTCATTACCTTTAAATTTATTTCTCCAATGCTCTAAATCACAACCTCTATAAACTAACATATCTCCTGGTTTTAAATCTATTTTAATTCCTTTGGTATATTCAGAATGATAACCACCATCTGATTTTAAAAACCCTTTTGTGTGATCGGGCTCTAAATATATAGGCCAAGCATCACCACCAAGATTCATGGTAGTTGATATTTCACAACTAAATCTATCTTTATGTCTTCTAAGTTCATCACCTTTTTTATAAAGTCTTGCATAAGAAGTTGCAGGATATAATTTTAATCCTGTTGCTTTTTCCATTATCGGTATGCATTTGAGTAATAATGTTTCCATAGCCATGTTTGCATATTGAGAATAAGTGTTTGGTATTTGAGCTTTAGGACCACTTTCATAATACCCCATTATTCTTTCAAATTGTGAAAAGTATTTATATTTCATACAAGTATCATAAACTTGTTTTTGCATACGAAAATAATTTGCAATAAAAGTAGCTAGATCATTTGATATTGCCTTACGAATAATTGTATATTTATCTTTTTTAAACGACATCTTTAGCTACCTCTTTTGGAACTGCTTGAATATTAAAATGTATAAATCTAAATGGATCAATACCATGATCTAATACAAATTCATGTTCTAAATAACTTGGGAATATTACTAAATCTCCAGGTCTTGGCCTATAATTAATAAAGTCACTATAGCTTGAAATATTACTATCTTTTAATTTTAGTTTAGTAGTTCTTGCACCTGTTCGAGGGTCATGAAAAATAGGGTAAGAAGTATTTTCTGAACATTTTAAAAAATAAAAACCTGATATATGTTGATTCCAATGAATATGAGCTGCGTGGTGACCACCACCATTTTTAGAAAATTCTTGAACCCACATTTCACTTAATATAAAAGCATAATCAGAAACCAATACATTTTGTTTTTCTAAAAGTGATATGGATTTATCACAAACATAATTTCTAAAATCTAAAAAATTATTATCATGTGTTAAAGGTGTAGAGTGATAACTTGCTCCAAAATCTTTATATTTTTTAATATATTCTTTTTCTCTATTTTTAGCTTCTTTTATATATTTATTAGTAGCTATTGTTAGAGATTTTAAATACTCTTTTTTATTTTCAATCCAAATAGGTGTTTGAAAAAATTCACTAATCATATTATTTAAATGGATATCCACAGTTCCAAATTACTAATGAATACCTTGTTCCTTTCAATACTGGTTTTACTCTATGCCATATATAAGATGGAAATACAATAATAGAACCTTTTTTTAATATTTTTTCTGTTCTTATTACATGTAAAGATTCATCTCTTTTAGTTGGATTATAATCTCTAAAATCAAATTCTAACTCTCCGCCTTCATAATCTGATACATCACTTAGTTGACAAGTTACAGATAACTTTCTAATTTTTCCATGTTGGTTTTTATTTTCTGGACAATTAAAAGGATGATCAAAAGTATCACGGTGCCAATCATAATATTGATTTAATTTATATTTAGTAAATTGACAATCTTCCGACCAATCCCATTGAAAATTCCAACCCGCTTTTTTATTAGCCTCATGTATATAATGATGTATTTCTTTATAAATCCAAGCGTCATTTAACCAAACAACATTAGAATTTCTAATTTTTTTTAAATCATTTATTTTTTCTTCATCTAATGTTTTTTTACCAGTATTTGCAATATTTCCTAAGTTTTCTTTTTTTGATAGACCATACTTTATTACTTCATCACAAAACCTAGGAGTTAGTACTGATTCGAAAAACCAAAAACTAGAGGTATTCATACAGAATAGTTTGAATAAAATTTACTGAATTTTTTTGTTTGTTAATTATGTTGTAGAGATTTGAAGAAGGAAACATAACAAACATATTATTTTTAAGTTCAATATCAAAACAATTATTTTTTCTTCTATTATTATCGTAATAAATTTTGATATGACAATGTCTTACATCAACTCCATAAAGTAAAGTGAAGTCAGGTGAATTTCTTAAATCCATAGGACTGACATCTAACATAGGTAAAGTTGTTTCTTCTTTATATGTTTCTCCATAAGTTTCTCGTTGTACTAAAATAATATTATGTTTTACTTTTATATGATCGGAAATATAAGTAGATAACTTATCTAAAGTCTTTGAAAAAGGAAATTTATCATTGTATAATTTAGACTGTAATATATCACTAGTTAAAACTTTCTGTTCAATTTCAAAACCTTTTGGCATTGAAACATCCCCATAATATATGACTTGTTCACTTAAAACTTTCTTTTCCATAACTGTCTAAATATATTTTATATGATATATATTATATTATATAAAAATCAAGTGTTAACTATTTTGGATTAGTTAACAAAACCCAATTTTGATCGTTTTCATTCCAATCATAACTATAATCATTATTTTGATCATTTTCTTGTTCAGGTGTCAAAGCTGGTGGTTGTCCTATAGTAGGTTCCCATTTTGCTAATGTTGTATTTTTTACCCAAGATACATATGGTTTAGGTGGCCAAAATATTTGATTTTCTGAATCCCAAGTGTAACCTACGCCTGCATAGTTTCCTCTAAATGCTCTTGAATTATCTCCTGATCTATGTTGATTATGAAACGTATTAAAAGAAGTTTTAATCCATAAATGTGATGGCCAATTATTATGTGTTTGTAAATGCTGTTGTCCTAAAGATTCATCTTCTATTCCATTGTTTAATAAAATATCATCACTTAAAGTAACAACTTGTAATACTTCATTTTCTTCAGATATTTTTGCAAAATGTGCCATATTAAGCTATCCTATATCTTATTATAACTATCCCAGAACAACCAGCAACACCTTGACAAGTTCCACCAAATCCACTGTTTGCTCTTGGTGAAATTGAGTCAGGAGTTCCTTGACCTGATCTACCTCCACAAGCATATTTTCTTGATGTTCCATCAATACTATTAGTAACTCCAGTAACACCTGATCTAGGACTTGCTCCCGCTGCACCGGCTCCACCACCTTGACGACCTTCTGGACCAGAACTTTCTCCATTGTTTCCTTGAGGTGGACTTACAGGAGGTGTGTTTCCAGTTCCTCCAGCTACAGGAGTAGCAGGTGGGCCTCCAGATGATCCTCCTCCCGAACCTCCTGGTCCTCCAGGACCTGTTCCTGATGGTACAGATGCTCCAAAACCACCACCTGCTCCAGTTAAACCTAATGCTGATGATGGACTACCATTACTCGCTGGATAATAAGGACCTACAGGATTTACTGGTCCACCAGCTCCACCAGCACCTATTGTTACTGGGTAAGTAGTAACTGGTGTTGGTACATTAGAACCTTGAAGTGGTGCGGGTCCACAACCTGCAGCTCTATAACCACCGGCTCCGCCTGCCCCTCCATATCCATATCCCATACCACCGCCGCCACCGACGATTAAATATTCTACTTCATTACCTGTTGGGTCAGTTGATGCTTCTGTTACTTCAAATGTTCCAGGGCTTGTAAATGTATGAATTTTATAATCTCCTGATTCTGTTATAGTGCCACCTGTTGCTGTCATAGGTTTAAAACCTGCGCCGCCACGGCCAAATCCTCTTGCTGAGCTTGCTCCAAATGAACCTAATGTTGGCATCTTTCTTTAATCCTCCTATTATGCAAACTGTGTTTGCGATGCAAGTACAGTAAATGTAGCATCTGCAGTTTTAATAATTGTATATGTATATGTATCTAATGAATTAGCATTACCTTCAGTAGGTGCTGCTCCGCCTTGCCATTCTGGAGTAACAGATGATCCATCAATTTGAAACGCTGAATTATAATAAGCTGTTCCACCTTGAGAAACAATATGAGCTATTGTGATTGACTCACCTGTATCCATAATTGAGTTTAATGAGTTTGAACCATCTCCTCTAACATTTAAAGTCCAGTTAGCTGATGCATCAGTTGTGAAATTCCATACTGCTTGTGTTAAAACATCATAGTTAACAGTTCCTGTAGCTGCTGTTGCTTCAGTTGTAACTTTTTCTGCAACACTTTGAATTTTACCTTGACCATTGAAAGTTGCTCTACCAATACCTTTTGGTGTTAAATTTAAATCAATATTTGTGTCAGTTCCAACTGCTGCAACATCTGGCGCTGACCCAGTTGCCTGGTTAGTTACATCTAAGAAGTTTACAGCTGAAGCTGTTTTTTGAAATCTAATGTAAGGATTGTTTGAATCATCTTCAATTGCACCTGCATCGTCAATAACAATATCATTACCATTTGTATCTAGTATTCCAGATAGTGATGGAGAAATATCATTTGAAACTTTTCCAATATTTGAATCTGCAACATCAGTTCCATTTACATATACAAGTTTTGCACCTTTATCAGTAGCTGAGAAAGTTACACCTGTTTGACCAGAAACTTTTACAGTTACACTAAAAGCACCTGATGTGCTATTTTTAACAATGTAAACTTTATTAGTTACACTTGTTGGAATAGTAACATCAACGTTACCTGTAATTGTTCCAGTTAATTCGATAACTGCATTTTTACCATTTGAAGTTGCTGCGTTTGTAAATGCAAGAGTTGCACCTGTTGTTGCGTTTAATGCAACTTGTTCAAAACCAGCGATAGCTTGTTGTACAATTACTAAGTTTGTATTTGTAATATCACCCCATAAACCAGCTTTTTCACCGGTAACCATTAACTCTAGTTTAAGGTCTGTTGAATAACTTGATGCCATAATTTTAAATCCTTATATTTTTATATTTACTAAATTTAAGCGGCTGTGTCAATCTCATTCCAAGTGACACTAGTTCCGGTAGAAACTTCAGTATAAGCTACAGATGTTCCTGTGTCAACAATTTGCCATGCTTGAATATTAGCATTTCCAACTGTTATATTTGCTTGTATTCCAGTTGGGAAAACTTCTGCCGAAGCACCTGCTACTGCACTATTTAAACTAGTATCTAACTGTTGTCCAGTAATACTTGCAATAGTTACTGCCTCTAATTCAGCTTGTCCTTGACCTAATCCTAGAGCAATTCTAGGTATATCAGAACCTGTTGAATTAACGATATTTGTAGAACCATTTGCACCGTCAAAATGAAGTAAAGAAATAGTATTTCCATCTGCCGTAAATGCTGAAGTAGGAGGTGTAAAGGTTGTTGTATATCTTGCAATATCCGAAGATCTAAACTCATCTATATAGCCATTAAAGAATTGAGTTTCACCTTCGTTTGTTCCTATTTTATAAGATTGACCTGGATAACTATCTCCACCTGTAGTGTACTGAAGTTTAGCACTTCCATTAATATATAAAGTTAAAAGAGTTGCGTTTTGTACTAATGCAAAATGGTTCCATTGATTATTATTGAGACTAGGTGAACTTGTTTGTGCAACAATTGTATTATCTTGAATTAATCTTAGTTGTCCAAATTGTGTAAGTGAAAATGCAAAACCTTGACTAGATAAAGAGTTATCCCATAGATATGCATCTTGTGCAAAGTTGGAAGCATATGCAAAAAATTCTATTGTAAAGTCATCTTGAACAACACTTGTAGCTGTTGATTGTACAAAGTCTCCCGTTCCATCTAATAATAAAGATGAAGGTCCAAATTTAGCTTGAGCTGTAGATAATTGAGCATCAGCTTCAGCTGTAAATGTTGGTAATATATCATTATTAATTACAACATTAGCATCTCCTTGAACAACTGATCCTAAAGCAACTCCTGCAGTTAAACCAATACCAACAACTGTAGCATCTGGACTAGGATCTACTGTTCCTTCAGCTGCTGTTAATTCATTACCTGTTACAGCTGCAAAAGTTTTAATATCTACATCTGTAACAGATATTCCACCCCATTCATAAGTTCCCCAAGTTAATTCTCCCCAAGCTTCTTGTTCGCCTGAAGATACACCTAAATCAAAACCTGTTAGTGATACTGAAGTCCAAATACCTTGAGCACCCCAAACCTCAGTGCCCCAATCATCTCTACCCCAACCTTGTTCATTAAATGCTGTAACTGTACCAACACCAACATTTAATTGTTGACCTGTAGCTTCTGCATCAGGTTCAGCATCTACTGTTCCTTCTGCTACTGTTAGATTTGGTAATGGGTTTTCACTTAAGAAAATTTCTGTTGCTGTAATAATTAATGGATCACCGGTAGATAAATTTACTTGTTCGCCTAAAAGTTCTGGTTGAACATCAATAGTAACTGACCCAGTTCCTACACCTACATCTAAACCTATACCTGTAATTAAAACATCACCTTGGATACCCCAAGCGTTTTCACCAAAAGTTAATCTTCCCCAACCTGAATTAATTTCACCGGAGATACCAACATTGTTTAATGAAGAATTTAATCCAAGACCAGTTAGTGAAACTGTTCTGTTTTCGTAATTTGCATTCCAAGAAAGACTACCCCAACTTGATCTACCCCAACCATCAACAGGTACAAATTGAGCACCACCTGGAGTAGGCATAGAAAGCCCTTGACCAGAAAGTGAAACTACTGCATCACTTTGTTGACCCCAATCACCTATGCCCCAAGTATTTTCACCCCAAGCGTTAGCCATAATAGGAAAGACCTCCTATTACGCGTTACCAATTCTAAGAATCGCTGCTGATGTTGTGAAAGCTGGGAACTGAATTGTAAATGTTCCTGAAGTTGCTGTTTTGTCTGCACCAAAATCTAATACTGCAACTGCCGCATTGGAAGTTGAAGTGTTATAAATTAATGCACCTCTAGCTGTAATTGTAACACCAGTAAAAGATAAATCCGCAAAGTCCACAATTGCAACTCCTGATGCAACTGAAGTACTTGGATTTGGTTTTACTAATGCTCCTCCACCTGCAGTATACTGACCAGAAGCCGGAACTTCGTTAGTCGATGTGTATGCTGTAGTAGCAGAGTTTAATGTTGCAGCTGAAGTATACAAAGCAAGTTTAAAATTATCACCACCAGAAAATTGAAAATCATGTTTTCCTTCTAGTAATTCCTTTTTAAAACTATTTGCAACCGCTTGTGTTATTGCCATTTTTTACTCCTATTATTGTGTTTTAGGAAGTCGAGGTGAACCACTTTGGTATTCATCTCTTCTTCTTCTTCCCATTTGTTCTACTGTAAATCCTTCGAGAGCCTGTTTATATTTTCCTTCGTAGAACTGGATCATATCAGGTGGTCCTTTTAAGAACCCGTAAGCCTCTACTAAACATGCATACAAAAGTCCGTTAGGGAATTCTTTACTTAAGTATGTTTCAGTATTACTACTTGATAATTGAGTTGGTTTCAAGATATAATTTATCTGCATATTGTAATTTTGATCTGGTGTTGGAGCTAACACAATTGTGTTTTCATCCCAATATGAGTAATATTTTGGTAGTCCCTGGACTCCCGTTGGGTTATACTCGGATATAAAGTTAGTGTCTCTGTATTCTAGAAACGAGCGGCTAGAGTTATCTGCTCCACCTGTAGAGTTAGTGATTTGAGCTGATCTAATAACCAATGTTTCATCATTAACTAAAGGTGTATTTACATATCTTTGACCAGCAACAATATCAGCTTGAGCATATTGTCTATTATTATCTGAATCAACATCTCTTAAAATTCTAAATTCAGCATCAGATATAAATCCATCTACAATAGTAGCTGTAAATACATTTGAATCTACTTCAGTGTAATCTCTAAGTTTTTGTACTAATTCTGCGTATGTCATGGTGTTAATGTAACAGGTCCTGCTGTAACTGTCATTCCTCCAAATTTTCCTGATACAGTAGGCGTACTTCCTAAATCAAAAGTATAATTATCTGTACCCGTTACTGTTATACTAAATCCTGATGCATTTTCAAATAAAGAATAAGCTAATCCTCCAGGACTTCCATCAACATTTCTAAATACAACTATATCTCCTGTTGTTCTTCCATGCGAAGGTTCAAAAACATTAATAGTGCTATTACCAGAAGTAATAATAAAAGGGTTAGGTTGTAATAATGGATCTGTCTGTGGTTCTGTTCTATCCGGTCTAGCATTTGATAATCCTTGTGGATCAGCTGTGTGTGGTTTTGGTTCTAATTGCGGATGTTTTCTTTCAAATTCTGAAATATGTACTCTTGCACCATTCCATTCTTTTACCATTTCTTTATATGGAAATTCCATACCTGATCTATCAGATATAAATTTAGCATTTTTTCCTGAAGCAGTATTAGACACTTGGATAATACACCTTCGGACTTATGTACGAGCTGCTAGAAGAGCCGTCTTCTTGTAGTGCTCTTTGAAGTTCATCTTCATATAATAATTTTAATTCTTGAGTTCTTTGTGGAGCAAATTTTTGTGAAAGATAATATGAAAGTCCTGATACCATACAAGGAACAAATCTATAAGGTACATCTGTTGCATTAGTATAATCACCTACATCTTGAATTCTTTTAACATAATAATAATTAATTGTATTTCCAGCCTCTGTTGATCCTGGAGTTAAGTATAGAGTAATAGTTACTTTATCTATAAATCTTTGTACAAAATATTGTGTTGGAGTTCCTTCATTAGTTTTATTTGATAATGATTGATATTCTGATCTTGAAATTTTTGTTAAAGGAAAATCTACAGAAGAAGAATTTCTGTAAGCTGCTTCTAATATATCATCAACACCATATATTGCTGTAGCATCAGAAGTACCATCACTTGTTGATCTAAACATTGTATATTCTGCCTGACCATCAACTAATGTAATTGAATTATTTGCAACTTCCCAATAATGTAAACCTCTGTTCGCCCATTCTTGAAACATAATATTTAAAGAACGTCTTGCAGATTTTAAATTAAATCCTGAATTTGGTTGTAAACCAATTCTCTCATAAGCTTCTTCTACAATTTCATCAATAGAAAAAGTTTTATCAAAAGTATATGTTCCAGAAGTAGTGTTAGCCATTAAGCCTCCTACTTATCGTATACGACTGTTACTGTACCAACTAAATCAGTTACAAAAAGTCCATCTTCAAAAAGAATTCCATCTTCTGCAAGATTGTATGCAAATACATCACCTGCAGGTGCATCAACTTGAAAATAATTAGATCCTGTTGTTCCGTTCAATAATGTAGCTGCAGCTGCAGTTGTAGTATTAGGTGCTCCAAGAATAATTCCTCTTAATCTTGTTCTACCCGCAAATACTAAACCATCAGCAGCTTTTCGTGTTGCTTTAACATCTGATTTCATATTTTAATCTCCTAAAAATTTATAGGAGCCCCCGAAGGAGCTCCAGTAATTATTATGCGTCAGCGAATACTGTAGCTGTATTACCTGCAGTAGTTGTGCAGATATTCATACCTTCTACTAAGTATTTAGCTGTATCAATCGCTGTAACTTTTATGACTGAACCAACTTTACCACCAGTAGTAGTTCCGTTGAAAGTCATAACATCATTGGTTGCAGCTGGTATAAAAGTCACAACAGCGTTATCTGTTGTATTGACATTTGTAACCGAACCAAGGAACTTGTCAGTACCATCTGTTTTAATATCCAAATCAGTTGCAGCAGTTTCAATAAAGAAAGTGTAAGTTGCACCTAAGTTATTTGGGTTATTAACATCATTTGGACCTGCAACAGCTGAATCAGCGGAAGCATTGATTGAAGGTAAAGTTATTTTTCCGTCAGCGTCGTTGACTTTAATAACTCTTCCTGCGTAGTCAGCAACTGTAATAGATCCACTTGTGAAATCTTTAGTTGCTCCAACACCAGCACCAATAAATCCATTTAAAGATTGTACTGGTCCTGAAAACGTAGTTTTTGCCATAGTAGTATCCTCCTAGTTATTTCTACACAGTCTCTAGGCCGTCGACTATACGCGTCTATGTAGAATAATTTATGTATAGTAGTTAATTTATATATGAAATTATTAAAGAGTGCAAGAAATCCCTACAGCAAAAAGGTCTTTTTTAACGATGTAAGTCCTAATTAACCAGCGTAAAGATGAATTTCACCATCTCTAGGATTGCTGTGGACTTGCTCTTCCTGTTGTCTGATGATTGATCTAATTACTCTTTTGATCTCATCACCAAGAACAGACATTTCAGGTGTTATTTGTCCTTTGTTCTCAAGAAACAACTCATTCCATCTAGACTCGAGTTTCAGTTTCTTTGCGAACAGTATCATGTTGTCCTGAGCCATTATTAACCTCCTCATAGGTTATGTAAAAATCATTTCCAGTGCTTGTAAACTGAAGATCATTTTTTTCCCAGTTTATATCAGATTTTCCTATAAAGTCAATGATATGAGGGTTTAACTCATTTGCATCATTTATCTCTTTTTCACTTTCGATTTCAAACTTTGTTTGAAGGTATTTTGTGAATATTTTTACTAGATATTTCTTTGTCATGTTTTTCCTTTCTATCAAAAAGAAAGGGCCCAATCAAGGGCCCTTCCAAAATAAATACTTAATTTAAGTATTAAGCACCTGGTGATCCGAAGATACCTCTGAAGTCAGAGAAACCAAAAGAGTATCTCTCTCTTGCTTTGTATCTTACGTTACCAGTATCGAAGTCACCTTCCATTGCAGTTTTGATTGGTGATCTTACGAACATTTTCATACCATTAGGCACGTCTGTTTTGATAAAGAACGCATCTGTGTCAGTTAAGAAATTATTCACAGTGTAACCTTGTGGAATCATTCCCATGCTGTTGATTGCGTTGATATCATTGTCCGCAGTTCCAACTCTTTGTGAAGACTTCATTAATCTTTCCGCTGTGAATTGTAATTCACTTGGAATAATTAATTTTAATCCTCTCGCTGCAACTTTCAAGCCTCTTTCATCAGTGAAAGCCGCAATATCAATTAACGACTGTTCTAATGAAGTTTCGTTTAAGTCGGCAGAAGTGCCTAACTCATTTGAAACTGTACCAGCGATTGTTGGGTGGTCAGTAGCACAAAGCTCCTTACCATCACCGCCAGCAAAGCTTGAATCAAATGCATTGTTTAATACATTTGCTGCTTTTACTTGTTTGGTATTCGCCATAGATCTAGCTAATGCTTTTGTATATCTAGACGCAAGTCTGTCATACAAGTTATCTTCAATCGCTTCTTCAGTGATTGAGAATGCAAGAGCAATAGTCTCGTGCGTATATCTAGCAGTGAAAGTTTCTTGTGCATTGTCAAAAGTCACGCCAGAACCTTCTGGTTTAACTTGTGCATTGCCAAAGCCACTTAACATTACTTCTTCTTCAAAAGCTCTGTCAGATGTCTCTGTGTCGAAAATTTCAGTATGCTGATTTTCATACCTTTTATACTCCAGACCGAATAAAGCATTCAAACCTGGTTCTAGTTCTTTAACTAGTTGTCCTCTACTTATCGCCATAGTTTATCTCCTTATACGCCTGTTGTAGTTTTTAAGTTATGTTCGTTGATGATTCCAACAACATTAACATTTGCTGCATAAGTTGTAGCATTTGATAAATTGTTGTTATCGTCATCTTTAGTTACGCCAATAACTCTTATTTGTTTTGCAGATGTAGTCATGTTTGTCATGCTAACTTCAACAGCAGAAATGTAGTTCGGTGAAGAACCAGCAGCGTAAGTCGCTAAATCTGCGTTTAAGTTAATGTTAGCAATCGGCATTGCTGCGTCTGCTTGGATTTCGAACCTTTCATAAGGATCATCTGAAACAAATCCAACGATGTCTGTTGCAGCGTTAGATGCTTCTAGGTGATTAGCCCATGTTGGTTTCGAAGTGCTTGAGTCAGTATAGAATACACCGTTAAGTGAACCCAGTAAGTTACCGCCCGCTCCGCCTACACCAATGTAACCAGTAGCTAATGCTTGTACTGGATCGTTTTGGTATATGGCAGTTGAGTTAGCTGCAATACTATATTCACTTAAACCTTGGTTGTCTCTATTCTGACCAACTTTGCCAATGGCTCTTAGACCAAAAGCATTATCTACGTTAGTTGCCATAGTTTTTTACTCCTAAGTTTAGTTTATATTTAGTATCGCGGTAGTTGGTATTTCTAAAAAATTATTTTTTAGTACCACCAAAAGTTACGCGACTCTGCCTATTACTATCAATAGGCATACTTGGGTGCTGTTCCTTCAAAAGATCGTTGTTAACTGCTTCGTCTCGATCTTGTACTTGTTTCCTAAAGTACGCTTCACGAGATTTTGCGATCTCTTCTGGTATCCTAGCCAGCACTAGGCCGCCTACTCCGATCACTCCTGCGTATTTGCCTTCAGCAACTTGTGGATAAGGATGTTCCGGATATTGATCTGCTCTTACGAGTTCCCAACCGGATCTAAGTTTACCTGACATGTTCTTTGTATCGTCCATACCAAGCGTCTCAGTTCTTATCCATCTGTGCCTATAACCATCTGGCGCAGGTGGTGCATCTAAAGATGACGGGGGAGTCCAGGTTGTAGGTCTAACTTCGTTAGATCTTGACTGACTCGCACGAGGGGTCTTGTTTAGTTTTTCGTTTTCCATATGCTTAAACCTCCTTCATGTGTTTTTTTTGTTTTGCATAATCTTCTAATGACACTCCTAATTTTTTGGCAATAGCAACTTCAGAAGGGGTGAGACTGATAGTTTTGCGACCACTTTTTGTGCTTCGCGTTGCCGACGCTACTGTTTGCACTGGCTTAGTCGTTTGAGCCGTTGTATCAGTAGTTGTAGCAAATTTATGCGGAAATTCAAGTCTTATTCTTTTATCAATTTCAGCATAATAATCGTCACTATTAGCATCATAACCTTCAGCTTCCAATTTATTATGGATGTCAAAAGCCGTGTAAGTCATAGCTGTATCAGTACCAAACCACTTGTTTTTAGCTCCCCAAGCTTCTGCTCTAGGATCTACATTTTGTTGTTGTGGTTGCGGTTGATTAAATGCAGGCATTTCTTCTGCTTTAACTTCCGTTTGTTTGGTTGATTCAGCTAATTCTTTAGCTTCTGCAAGTCTAGATTCCTCATAACCTAATCTTGCAATTTCTTTTTGAGCCTCAACTTCTGCTGCAACATCATCATTAGCTCTAGCTGTAGCTAATTTTGTCTGAGCTGCTAATAGTCCAGATTTGATTCTCTCTTCTCTATCTTTTACTCCAGCTTGTTCAACTGAAGAATATTTTTTAGATAGCTCTTCTCTTTGCTTTTTTTGTAATCTAGCAAATTCAATGGCTTCATCTCTTTGTCTTTGAGCTTCTCTCCATTTACCTGTAAGCTTAGCTATTCTTCTTTGAACGTCTTTTGAGTAATTCTCTAATTCTAAATCTTTCGCATCTTTCTCGTCGCTAGCCTCTTGCTTCTCGTCGCCTGTTTCTTGCGGCTGGGAGCTAGAGTCTTTTGTTTCTACTACAGAAACTTCTTCCTTGGTTTCAACTTGATTTTCAGTTTGAGCATCGTCGTTTAATTCGACTTCTTGCCCTGGACCTGAAGTATCAATATCCACCATAGGAATTTCTCTTTTGTTTTCTTCTTGCATAGTTTCCTCCTATGTTAAATGTAATGCAATACAGATTCTGGGTCTTTAACAGTACCTAGAACCTCATCGTCGTTGAGAAGACGAACTTCACCGCCTTCTATTGGTAGTCTTGAACCAGCATATCTGGCAAAGATGACCCAATCTTTTTCCTTACACCAAGGACCTGTTTCAAACTTATCTTTGTCTTTATAACAAAGAGGTCCCATCTTTAAAACATAACCACAGTTTGTAACCATTCTAGCTTTGTCTAAAGATTCTTGTGAAAATATAATTCCACCTTTAGTTTTTTCTTTTGGTGTAAAAGGTAAAACTAACATTCTCCATCCTGATGGTTCAGGTAACTGTTCCATCATTTCTCCAATGTTATTTTCGTCTAACCTTTTTGATTCTTCTACTGATTTTACTTTATCTTGCTCTTTGTATTTTTCTTCAAGAGCTAGTTTCGTCTTCGGAATCTCTTTGTCCGAATTTGACGACGTTTGTTGTGTCTGGTTGCTCATTTTTTTTATCCTCCTTTGGATTTAGCAGGTTTGAGATTTCCTGATCTATTATTTGTAAGGCATGTGCCTGTCCTAAAAGATATTTATAACCTTCCATATCTTTTATTCCACCAGCAACCATAGTGTCACCTATCTGCTGATAAGAATTTCTTATAATTTTTCTAAGTGTGGGTACGAATGTTTCTAGTGTATAATGTTCTGCCATTAGCAATTCCATTTTCTAAGACTCTTGTTAATCCTAGAATCGGGATCGCGTGCAGTTTTTGCAGAAGTTAATCTTTTCTTCATGCCTTTCATACGAGCGCAGAACGATTTTCTACGATTAGCAGCCTTAGAACCTTTCTTTAATTTAGACGGTTTAGTTGTTACAGCTGTTTTTAACTTTGAACCAGGATTAGCAGCTCTGTAAGATGCAACTCCTTTTTTGTTCAAACCTCCTGACGGAGACTTTCCTTCTTTTCTTTGCCAAGCAGCAGTTCTTGCCATTATATTAATCCTTTATAATATTTTCTATAACTAGGATTACTATATGTTTTTCCATCAACATTCAAGTCGATGAAACTTCCAATGTAACCGCCTTCGGCCTTATTAGTTCTTTTTACAATTGTTTTAACATTTGTTGGTTTAGGACCAGTGTTACCTGCAGCTCTTTTTCTTTTTACTGCAGAAGCTTTTTGTGAAGAAGACATTGATCTTGCTTTTGCAAGTGGAACGCATTTTGGATATTTTCTTTTAGAGCCTTTTGATCTTCCACATGGTTGATATTTACCATCTTTTTTAGGAGCTCCAATGTCTACCCATTTCTCTTGTACCCACTTACGTAGTCCCATTATCTTTTCTTTTTAGTTTTTTTCTTTCCACCTGGTTTTATTTTACCAGAACAAACTGCTGATCCATACATATTAGCATATGCAGATGGATATACTTTGAATTTTCTTTTTGCAGCAGCTTTACCTTTTGCACAAAGTTTGGCCATTACTTAACCTTTTTAACGTTTGAAGCTCCATATCTTTTTCTATTTGTTGGAGTATCTAAAACAAGTCTTTTAGTCTTTTTATCAACAAAAGTGGCTTTTCTTGCTTGCTCTCCTCTACCAGTCTTGTTCATATCTCTCATCTGACCTCTCATCATAGATTGAAAAGCTTTATTTCCTTTTGGATCTTTTGCTCTTTCACTTACTTTTTTCTTTACAGTTTTCATTTTTGAAGCCATTCCTCCAAATTGTTTCTTCATTCTTTTTTTCATCATTAGTGTCTCGCCTTTCCCCATCCTTGTATTTGGATAGATTTCTTTTTACCTTTTGGATTTCCTACTTCGTCAACAGCATTGTCTGCTTTAACTTCAACAGGTCCACCTTCAGCAAATACACCTCTACCTTTTAGAATATCTGCTTTTGTTATTTTTCCATCTTTG